ACTTGATCAGAAGCAAGAGGCATTTCAGCTCCTACCATTTTAAGGAAACCAGATACAGTTCTTTTTCCATATCTTTCTACTTCCTTTTCATAAATTTCTGGTAGAAATTGTTGCGCAAAAGTACCACCGCCAGAATTAGAGTCGAAGCTTAAATAGTTGTCACCCCACAACGTCTGAGTTGGACGAGGAGTCAACGTGTTTAAATTTGCCAATGTGCTTGGCGAACTCGAAAAAGGCATAACTTTTAATTTTTAATGTTTAACTTATTTTATTTGGATTTCTCCTAATCTTTACTTTAAAGTCGTTAGATGAATCACCAGATATAGCTCTTACTTTCATACCGCCAGTTTGAATAACATTACTGTTAGTTTGTCTAGCAGACATATCAACATTTTTAGCACTTGCCATACTTTCTTTTATAGCATCTGCTTTACCTTGTTGATAAAAATGATTTGCAACTAAATCAGGGTTCATTGCTGTAAAAATTGATTTATGATAACCTTTAGCATCTTCAACCGCTTGAGTATCTTTATTAGTAAATCTACTCACGAAATTGTTAATGTTCATTTGGTTACTTTTAACCTTGTTAGGATCTTTGATGTTAAGTCTGAAACGTTTTTCACCAATTTTATATTCAAAACCTTTGAATTCATCGTTAAAAACTTCATTTGACTTTTTCTCAAAAATCGACTTGTTTTTTTCAACAGCCTTAGCGTCTTCATTGTATCGATTAAAGAAGTCAACAGCTTTTTGTTGTTCAGGACTCAATCTTGAACCAGCTTTGACTTCAGCATAGTATTTGGACTTTTGCCCGTCCAAGTGGCTTTTGGCATTCGCAACTTGCTCTTTTAATGCCAGTTTTTTTCTTTTAATGTCTTTAGGGTCATCTTCTTCTTCATTATAAGAATAAAGATCTTCCATAACAAACAACCTTTCTTCATCTGTTAAATGTGGTTTTGTTTGTTTAAAATACTCGTTTAATAACTCGTTATCTTCCATGTCATCATAATTCTGATTTAATCTAACATAGTCACTTAGAGTACCACCCGTTTCATTAATGAACTCTACTACCTTTTGTATGTTTTCAGGTAAAGGTTCACCAGTTTCTTGAGCTTCAGCAACAGCTTCTTCAACTTCTTCTTGCAGCTCTTCAACTTTTTCTTCAACCTCTATTTCAGTAATTTCTTCAACAACTGGTGGTTCTTCAACACCATCCTCAACAGTTTCTTCAACTTTTTCTTCAACAACAGGTGTATCTTCTACCTCCGTTTGTTCTTCAGGGGTAACTTCTTTTACTTCTTCTTTTGGTTGTTCTTCTTTTTGTTTAGATAAATCAACTTTAGCTACATCAGTATCTTCTTTTTTCTGATTAACTTTAGCCCATTTATCTAAATCTACTTTTATAGTACCATCTTCTTTAATCTCATTAGGATTAGACGGTTCTTCAACCTTTTGTTCTTCAACAATTGGTTGTTCTTCTTTTTGTTCAACGATCTCTTCGACCGCCTCAGCTTTCTTTTTTCTAGCCATAATATAATATTATAAAATTAAACAAATTATCTTGGTTCAAAGGCATTCATGCCGAACCCACCACCCATTATATCATTACCTGAAGATTCAAAGTTTTTAGGTGGTTTATTACTTTTTCTTTGATCTATTAATTCAGATTGTTGACTCGCTTGGATTTTTGTTCTTTCGTCCTTACGATCTTCTTTATTATTTTCATTTTGTTTTGCAGTTTCAGCTTTCATTTGCTCTATCTGCATATTTAATTTAAACTCATGATTCATGAGCTCTTTCTTTAACATAGCCTCTTGCTGCATCTTTTCTATTTCTAGTTTAGATTTAGCTTGCTCTAATTGCATATTGCTTTGTGTTATAGCTTGGTTTTTTTGTACTTCAGCTTGCGCTGCAACCTGTTGAGCTTGAGCATTAGCTTGAGCTTGAGCCTGTATATTTTGCTGCTGAATCATTTGATCTTCTTCAGCTTTTCTTTTTCTTTTTAACTTTAAAAGTTGGTTTGCTAGTTTTACATTTTTAATCTCTCTAATATCAATAGCATCTTCAAGATTAATACCTTGCTGCTGCAATGCTTGTTGTATATTATTTTCTAGCATAGCTTTTTCTTCTTCATCTGGTGCTAACTCAATAAATATACCAAAATCATATAGATGCAAGTTGCCCATTTCTTCTAGTGTAGCAACGTTATGTCTACCTAGTTTCTGAACAAAAGCATCTCTTGTTGGTGAGTATTCTATAACATCAGATATTCTTAATGATAAACACTCTGCAAGTTCTGTTGTAATAAATAAACCAGCTTGCAATATATGTCTTGTAGCCGTGTTACTATTAGCAGCTGCAAGTTTTTGAACACCAACTAAAGTCTTAGCATCAGGCATACTACCGTCACGCGCCTCGTTTAATCCGGTGACATCTCTGATCATTTGTAAGTAGTAGTTATATGTTTGTATAAGAGAAGCTAATTTAGCACCTCCTGCGCCACTTTGTATTTCTTGTATTGGCACTTTACCTGGGTTCATATCACCGTCAGATGTAAAAGATCTACCAATAATACTACCAGTTTGGAAAAACATATTTAATGCTTCTTGTGGGTTATAGTTAGTACCGTTACCTAAATCAACTTCAGCTAAACCATCAGCATCTAAATAAACACCATCAGGTACCATACGTGACATTACCTGTTGTATTTTTAAATGTGTTAATTGTATCATGTCAGCAAAAGTAGTTATTCTACTTACTAATGATTCAATTTTACCTTTATACATACGCGGTGCACATAAGTTATAATTCATTTTAACTTTTGTGTAATCACTTTTAGGTCTCATCATGTTAGGAGCTAATTCCCATTTTAGTAGTTGATTACTACCTAAAACCATAGCACCTTCAAATAATACTTCTATTTGTTTTGATAATTTACCAAATCTTTCTTCTAATAAATCTGTTGGAGGATTAAACTGATCATCTTTAACTATAACTTTATGAGCACCTGTAGAAGTTTCTTTTGTTTTATAAACCTGGTTCATATACGTTTTATAATTAAAATAAAGTATTTGAATTTGGTTTTTATCAACATTAGTTGATTCTGCTAAACTTCTATTATAAAAACCTGTAGTTTGATGACTAGCATTTTTTAATTGCTTCAAGTCCTCTTCTGTTAAACCAGGAAACTCTTTTACTATTTCGTTAATAGGTAAAGTTTTTATTTCACCAAAATAATATATATCTTCAAAATATGGATCTTCTGTATATGAGTAAACTATATTAGCAGGATCAACATACTCTACTGTAACTCCTTTTGATTTATTAAAACTATTTTTTACGCAACCAATACCTAATACAGTTAAATCGTAATTTACTTTTTTACGTATAAGTTCATATCTATTACCTTCTAATAATACATTTAACGCTTGTTCTTCAGCTATTTCAACTGCTTGCTTATAGTTAAGTTGCATGTGTAATTGTAACTCTTCTTCGTTTGAAGGTAACGTTTCAAGTTCACTAGACTGTAGATTTATACCAAAAGCTTGAGCAGCATACTCATTTAAATCTTGAGACTTCATATCTGCTAATATTCTTTCCATGTATTTGGTTCTTTTATCTACACCGTATGGATCTTGTGAATATGCTTTTATATCAAATGTTCTTTCTGATATACCATTAACTACTATATCTACAAATTTAGGTATAATAGGTACTGGTTTCCAGTCTAAATTAAGATATGATAAATCACCATTAATAGATAATTCATCTTTATATTTTTGAATAGCTTGTTCTCCCCTAGCATAAAGTCTAAGTTTGTGGAAGTTATTTTGATTACTAGCAAATCTATTTGTGCCAGAGTCTCTTTTAAACCACTCGCTCTCAATAGCTCTACCTATTTTTAGCCCGTAATCTGGTGATAACTTCTCTACGTCACTAACTACTTGACTAGGAAAATTTGTGCTCATGTAAGACTCAGCCATATTATTGTTTTATTAATTTTGATTGCATGCCTTTGTTTTTATATTTAGCTATGCTTAAATTTATTTTTTGTTTTTCAACATTTGCTCTAGGTGAGTATAAATGCCTATTGCAAGCCATAATAGCTAAACCGCTACTAATCGTTGCATCAAATTTAGTTCTTCTTGTTATATCAAAGCCAGCCCAATCATTTAACGTGTTGTTAAAAACCATACTACCAACACTACCGTCTTCCTTCATACCAACATGATCATTGATATACATTTCAATTGCGGCAGCATGTGCCTGTTTAATATCTTCACTAGAGTTTGGCATACCACCTACTTCTCTTTCAGCAACTGATAATTTATTCCAAACTTTATCAGGTCTATTCATTGAATAACCTCTATATCCTCTTCTTTTTAAATAATATAATAATCTAGGTTTGTTGTTTTCTGCGAGTAAAGGCATGCCATAAAAAACCAGTGCCATTAAAACATCCTCAAAAAACATTTCAGCTGTTTGCGGTCTAGCTATATACTCTAAGAAAAACTCACTAGCAGGTGCGTCTTCCATACTAAATTTAGTTAAACCGTGTAAAGCACCTTTAGATCCTTTACCATCAACAGTACCTGATATATCATAACTATCACATCCAAAAGCACCCATATGCTCGTTACCTGGATATTTTATACCATTTTTTACTATTTGCTTGTTTTGTAAATGTCTTGGTGGCACCCAACCTATGTTAAATCTACCCTGTTGATTTGGTAAAAACATAACAGTTGTGTCTTTTATACCATTAGCCCATTGAAAATTACCTTTAGTATAATTAACACCACCTTCATTAACATCTATTTGCTCGTATATTTTTACTAGATTAAATATACTATTTTTAGTTTCATCTCTGAAAGCATGTTCTTCAGTTCTTGGAAACTGTCTATAAAATTCGTTTAAAGCATCTTGATCATTTCTTAAACCATCTGCTTCGTTTTGCCAATGATCTATAACACCTATATCTATATAATCACCATAGTGATCTAATATTTCTTCTTCAGGCGTTTCAAAAACAGGTCTACCATATTGATCCATAAAACCCTCATAATTCCACTCCATTGGAATAAACAAAGAATAAAGACCAGAACTAGTTTGACCATTTCTGTTTCGTTTTGTAACATCAGAGTCGTAATATAGTTTTTTAAATTCGTTTCCACCTTTATCCAAAGCGTTTGATGTTGACCCCATCATACACTTGCCTATAATTTTACTACCTAATCTTAATGTCGTCTTTGTGACCCTCCAGTTGTTGAGGATATTATTGGGTTTTTCCCATTTCCCGGATTCGTCATGGACGAGGAGTTTGAGTTTTTCTCCATCGTACGAGTTGTCCCCGGTGTTTTTCCAATCGATTGTGGTATCAAGTCCCGTGAGCTCCTCGGGCCTTTCACTCGTACTCGTGATATTCCTTCTTGTGAGCTTTGATGCGGGTACCCTATATGCCAGCTCGGTCTTGGGTCTATCCATACCGTCCTGTATTGGTTTAAAAAAGAACGGGTAATTGACCGATATTGGTACCACTTTATCTGTGAACATTTTCTTAGCATCGGGCCCAGATTTGGACAATATGCCGAATCGTGCATCGGAACTAATTGTAGCTGAATTAACCACTTCTCCACTGGCCATAAAGCTAAATCCCGATCTACGGTTTTTGAGATAGCACATTCCGTAACAACGTCTGTCTGCTTTACAAGCTTCCCAGAATATGTAGAAGAGTCTGTTAGCTTCTCTGAAGTCTGGGTTACCAACATCAATTTTGGACCACTGCAAGTACATATAATGAGTGCCAGTAATATAAGTAGCAATACCCTTGTTATAAAACCAGAAACCATTTTCTCTTTTTCTAAACTCATCTTCTATATAGTCAATATATTTACTTTTAAAATCTTGCGGATATTCACGCCAATCAAATATTGTTTTTATCCTATTAAGCTCTTTTGGATACAGTGTTACTTGCCATTTGTCATGCTCAAACTTCTTAACTACTTTTGGCGTTTTTGGCAAAGCTATTTTTAAATTCTGTATGCTATACACATCGCCAATCGTACCATCTTTGCTAATAACTACAACGTCATGTTCTTTGTTATAGCCATATTCCCAAGCCTTTCTTTTATTAAGCCTTTTAATTGTGTTTAATTTTATAGGCTTAATAATTTCGTATAAATTTTGCTTGTACATTATTTAGATCTTCTTTCAGCAAAACCAGAAAAAGACTCTTGCTTAACTTCTTCTTTTACATTACCGTCAAGCATGTCTTGCTCGTCTTGTATTTTATTTAATATTTCAAATGCATCAAATATAGCTAGCTTCTTTGTTGCTGCAGCATTTTTTAATCTATCAGCAGATACATCATCTTCTGTTTCTACAATTTTTTCTTTAGCAACTTTAATTAATTCATCAACAGCTTTATACCCAGCTTGGATTATATTCTTCTTCTTTTCCTTGATATTCATATTTAATTGTCATTGCTTTAGTTAATACTCTATATAGCCTTTCACCATTTATTATAAATTCATATTCACTTCTAGGTGTAAAACCTACAAGATCACCAACTTTTAATTGCTTTAGTTCATCACTATTATTAGAATATTTCAAAACACCAACGCAAGGAGTTTCTTTATCTAAACTGAATATATCATTTGAATAAATTGGCTTTACAAAACAATAATCATCTATTGATTTCCAAACACCATTTTGTTTATAAAGATACATTTGATCTAATTGAACAAAATATTGATCTTCTTTAAAATAGCTCTTACTGTTTTGCTCTACACCTCTAACATCTTTCCATCTTCTAAAAACATTATGGTGCACTATTACTTCATCACCTGGTTTTACATCAGTTTTAATACCTAATGGCACAGATAAAACAATAGCGCTTCTATTAACGTTTTGATGTGTAAAGTTTTCTGTATTTGTAATAAGCGATTTATCACCTATTTTTTTAACATTGTTGTATCTAGAACCTATTGGTTTAACAACAAAGTAATATAAACCTCTCATTAATATTCTAGGTTGTATTCTACAGCTATAGCCATATTTTTATTAAAATCTTTCCAAGGTAAAATCTCATCTTGTTTCTTAATAAAAATACGATACTTGTCTTTTTCTTCTATTATACAATCGATAGTATGCCCTCCGTAGACCTCTTGGCCTACAGAGTAGTGCATAGCTTCGTTTTTATAATCTTTACCAATACTAATTTTTCTTATTAAGTGATCCATCTTTGTTCTCCTTAATTATACCGGTTTCTAAGTTTACAGTAGCGTCACCGTATTTCTTTTGTAATTCTTGTTGAATTACATTTAACTCAGCTTGATTAGCATTTAATAATTGTATGGCTGAGGCTTTTTGAACCTCCAAACCACCTATATTCATTTGTAGAGAATTAATAGCTTTTACCTTATTCTGTATATTCTCTAGCTCTTTTTTTGAAATTTTTAAATCTTTACTTTTACTCATTTTATTCTATTTAATTACTTATTTTATATTATTACGCAATTGTCACTGTTTTTACTTCTTTTTAGGATTATCGGCAATAAACCAGTCTTTATACAAATGTCTCTTTCTAGATATGTAATCCATATACCTATCAACTTTATGTCTCCAATCTTCATCTAACCAAGGATTTATAATACCTGATTTATAATTTGAAAAAGACTTGTTAATAAATTCTCTCTTATCACCAACGTGAGCAAATAAATAGTTATTTATAGTATAAAAACTACCCATTTGTATATTGTTCCAAACGTCAATAGGTTCTATTTTTTTACCTAAAACACAAGCATAAACAGCGCTTTCACTTATATGCGTGGTGTAAATTGTTTTAGCTTTTTGCATGTAATAATACATGTCAATATCTCTAGGTAATATACACTGCTCACCAAAGAAATCTTTTAGTTCACCAATAATCTGATGTGTTGTTATTGGATGAGGTTTAAAATAAATATTATCACCATGTTTTCTTTTAATATGTCTTAACCTGTTTAAACAAACATTTGTTTTTACCTTGTTTGATCCAGGTAAAACTACTAAGTAATCTTTAGGTGGATATTTATCAAAATCTTGTTTTCTATCCATGTACTTGTTAGCAATATTTTTCTGTATATTTTCAACTAAATAACTAGAATAATCTAGCGTTTTACATTTAGTGCACCCATCATTCCAGGCATCTGCTAACTGTTCGTTTCTTAACTTAAAGTTTAAAGGTTGCATATAAAAACTTGTTGCAAACTCTGTATAACCTATAGTTTTAAAATATGGCATTTCTTCAGCTAACACATCATAGCTTGATTCTAAACCATATTCACTACACTTTCTAATAACATAACCTTCTATGTTTTCTAGCTCGTATAGCTTTTTTTCTTTTTTTAAAGGACCTATTCTATTATCTAGCTCCTTTTTATTAAACATTTCCATATAATTAAATTTAATTGTTAGTATTATAATAGTTACATATAATTACACTTTTCTACCTATAAACCAGTCCTACTAATATATACCGTATTACCTGGATGTCTAGCTAGTGATTTAGTAGGATTTACAAACCAGTTTGTTATAAACGTAGTAGTAGTACTAGTGTTATAAACAGTTGTTGTGTTAGTGCTTGTATTATATGTAGTTGTTGTTGTTTTGCTAGTATTAAAAGTCGTAATAGTTGTCGTACTAGTATTAAATACTGTTATTGTTGTTTTACTCGTTATTGTACTAGTGTTAAAAAATGTCGTATAAACAGTTGTTGTATCTGTTTGTGTATTATATACAGTTGTAGTACTAGTATTAAACGTTGTAACATATGTTGTTGTAGTAGCAGTACTCGTGTTAAATACTGTTGTTGTACCTTTACTTGTTATTGTACTAGTGTTATACTCTGTGGTCACCGTGGTAAACCAATTTGTTATTGTTATTGTCTGTGTTGTTCTACTAGTGTTCCAAAACGT